ACGACTATTAAAGAATCAAAAATTTCATCTCGTACAATGTACAAGACTACAAACACATTCTATAAAAGTTATTATATAATATAATGCAAGTTACGACTTGTACATCGCTACAACCTGTAAATCACTTCACTTTATCGATCTTTGTACATATGTTTGCATCAGGAAACATACGTATATTACTTTGTTCATATAAATGATAAGAGTGATCATTACAGGAAGCTGTGGCCGCCCCACAGCTATTATGCTGGTGTGCCCTCTGATGAGGACGGTGTTGATATGTACCTAACCAGCGATGGTACATTCAAAAAGAATAACAATGAATAATCAGGACCTATGCCATAATAAACATCAATCTTATTTCCCGAGTTAATATTCGATCCTTCCATTACAACCTTTTGGATTGGCTGAAACTCAGCACAAACTCTGACATAATCAAATCTAGAAAGATCAATGGGTGATCCCTGACTTCTAAACGATGATGCAGTGGATAAGAATTTATAAATATTATACATGGGAACATTAACAGATAAACCAGTGTTAGTTCTAGTGTTAGTCAATGATAAACCTCCAGGAGAATTTAAACGAAAAGCTGCACAATTGCGAGTAAGATTATTTACTCCCAAAGCCGCTGTAACACTTGATCCAGTGCGATAATTGCCTCTTGAAAGGTTGTAGATTGTTATATCGTCAGTGGTATCTCCTTTTTCTACATAGAAACTATTACAATAAGTTGGATTATTAAGATTGAATCTCATATTTATACTTCCTCGCTCTCCAACGAAGCATTGTCCAACAAAGGAAATCGGGTGAAATCTAACCCAATTGTACCATCTAGCAGTGCCAGGAGTTACAAGAGAGTCAGCTACATTGTATCCATTGGTATCATAACCTGGAAACATTGGTCTTCTTGGAATCTGATTTATAGTCATTGCATATTGGTCAGTTCCAGTCATTGTAGCTAATGGTAAGGTTGCTCCATACGTGAATCGCCGTAATACCTGTCTAAGAGAGGAGATATGCTCTCCTTGATAAATAAGATTAATGTGCTTTGAATCAGGTAGTGGTTTCACAGCAATATTAGTATCTATGGTATCATTTTCTTCGTATGAATAAACATCTGCTTGTATAACATATGGTGAAATTCGATAATCAGGATCGGGTTCTGAATACTGGGCAAATTCCATATTATCAGCTGCATAACAAGACACCATAACCCAAATATCAGCCGAATCGACAGGCGATGTTTGTTCGTTAAGAACACGAACTGTTAAAACACCGTTTTCAAAGCCTGGTATCTTAGTTAATGGAGTAGGATTAGAACCTGAAATAGTTGTTGCCAAACGATAAGATTGACGAGGATCAGTAGCAGTACCAGTCTGTAAATAAGCTGTATCTTGCATATATGGTATCCTAACAGTAAAGTCATTGACCTCCGCAATATCAATAATTTTGGTGAAAACCTCAGTTGTTGATTCTGTAGTGGTTGAAATAGCGCCATCAGGATCCCAAGATATACGCAAACGTCCTCGATGATACTGTGATGCTATGATCTTAAATCTATAAATAATGTCACCTCTCCAGAAGGAAAACATTCTGGAGACTAACCACATAGGTGTTCCATAAATATGTCGACTTGAACCAACATTTTCAGTTTCTAACACTTTTGGCGTAACAGCAACATTGAAAATCAGAGATTCAGGTATATCGGCACTTGTCCAACGAAAATATCCCACATACGACTCTCTGGAAACAATACTTTGAATATTAAGTTCATCTTTTAAATCACAACCAGAGATTCTAGAATCTATTGTTAACTCATTTTTGGGATCTACAGAAAGTTTTTCTATACCAGTTGAAATATCAGTGGTAGCGCAATGAGGGAATGGTGATGGTGTTACAAGATTAACAGTACTCAGATTAGGTGGATTGGTAAAACCAAACAATCTAGCTATTTTACTAACTGCAGATGCACCAACCTGTGTAGCTGTCGCAAAAGGCGCAATTAATGGAATAGCAGATAATTCACCAGCAGCGCGTGCAATAGCGCTTGCTGGAGCTGAAATTACTCCATCTCCATATTCATCTTTCTTAGCTTGCAATGCGAGACCAACTGTAGGACCTGAAATTTCTACATTCTCACACCATGCATAACATGAAATATTAACACTTGCTGTTGTAACACCATTAGCGTTAAGGAGCGCGACAACACTTTCTACTTGTATACGTCCCATGTTCAATAAGTCTTGATTAGATGTTAAGTCTAACCATTCTTTATGCCACAGAAAAGGTAAAGTCATAGTAGCACCTTGATTGTTCTGAGGATATAACCAAACATGTGGGCGCTGAGATTTCAGCATATAGTCCCATGATTGAGCTGCTCCAGAAACCCTAATAGGTGCTGGATCAAAATTAACCATAGGACGATAAGAAACCAAAGCAGCGCCATAGAAAAATGGAGAAGCATTAATAACAAATTTTAATTTTAAATTTCCACGAAATAAATAATAATTATCTATTTTCTTCTTTATTGATGTTTTGTTAAAATATTGCTGCCAGGGGTCTATGCCTAAAGACATAACACTCCCCATACTCCAAGTTAATGATGATATTAACACAGGGCGCGAAAGAAAGTTTTTGAGATCAGATTCTGAGTAAGTAAACGTTTCTTCAATAGGTTTAGTAGTCATATCGACACTATTACCAATTTCGGCATCATGAAAAGAGACAATAGTGTCCTGTGCTTCATTGTTGCTAGTGTCATAAGACACTTGTTCGGATTGGATCTGCCAATCACAAGCCAGATCTCTTTGGGCAAGAGATACGCCGTTGTTATTGTTCTTTTTGGTAAGTGAGTATAAAACTAGCAATTCCACTTAAAATTTACTAGAGTTCGGAAAATGTTTTGAGTAACACCTATATTTAAAATACAATTCTCATCTCTAGTTTAAATAAACTATTTGGGGTACGCCCAGGTGTTCTTTAATCAATGCCCACACTTCTGAAAACGATCATTTTCCAGATAAAGTCTTCAGACAGTAAATGCAATCAATTAGATATCTAATGGTTTATATGGATGTGATATCAGACACCCGAAGCCACAAATTAATGGCTTAATTGCTTAGAGCGCTCAACAAAGTCCTCTATTAACGAATTGTACGTCGGAAAAACAGCATCATGAACATAAGGGTGTAAATCCAATTTATCCACAACGTGTTTTAATAAATTACTTTTTTGTTCATAAACATCGCGCCCATAGAAGAAATATTCCCGCATAGCAGAGGTAATAACATCAACAGCTTGATTTTCTTTACTAATGGCTTTGGAGCGTGTCCAAGTCATCAATGATTTCTCTATTGATTCGTGTTCAAGAGGAGCTAAGTAACAATTTAATTCGTCATTGAAAACCCAACTACGTTTTAAGAAGGTAACATCTTCTATTGATATATAAGGGACACTCTCAGCTGTTTTATCAGCCATTGTATATCCTATACCTATAGACTTCAAAGCTTTTTGGATAGTAGTGTGATTAAAAAATGGAGCTTTGTTACGATCAACGCTGCCTGCATTATCATCACCGTACGTTCCAAGAGCGACATTATCGTTAAACGATAAGCACTCTCTTTGTGGATTGACCACATGATAAGCATATCGCATGTACATAGAATTAACGATAGAATTGATTATAACAGTCAAAGGATGTCCCGAAGGCATAGACGATAAAAACATAACAAGGTCACCGTTAAATTCATAAAGAGCAAAAGCAGTGTCCATTCCTATCATCCAAATGACTTTCAGATCCAATTCAGTGTAATTTCCAGATAGCTCTGCCAATAGAATTAAAACTCTAAAAGCAGAAAGAATTACAACAGGAGACATTCCCTTGTCATAATTCTCGTAATCTCCAGCAAACATATTGTCTTTACCATGAGCAGTAATGTGGTTATAAATATCAGTCCATTCGGTGGATTGAGCAATGGTCCCCACACAAGTCTCAAACAGTAACTTAAAATTTGTGATAAAACGAGATAGAGATAGAGTATATTTACGCACGACAATGCTCCAATCAACAGGGGCACCAGCAAATAATCTGGTCTTCTTAGCTTCTATTTTAGCGTAAGTTACAGCCTCATCTTTCAAAGCAGCATTAAAATTTGGAAAAACTCTAATTAACTGCTCGTACATATCAATAATTTCTAGAACCCGCTCCATAACAATATCGTCAAAAGTAAATTTCTTCTGATAAATTTCATCAGGGGCGAGTTCAACAATTAAATGTTGTTTACACATCTTAAATGGATTGCCTGCACTTGTATTGATTTTGATAGGATCAATATAAGCAACACCAGGCATTCCATTAATAGCAGTCTCCATATCCAGAACGTGCACTTGCAATTTTAGTTGCTCGTAGTCAATTCCGTCAAGTATTTTTGCAACGTAAGATTGATAAGCAGCTTCCAGAATATCTAGGTCTATGAGACCATTAGGATGAACCATTTTATTGGCATTATTGTACCAAGGTTCCCAACCTCGCATGGCCGGAGGACCACAAGTAAATTGGTAACCATAGTCAAGTAAAATATCACTCATGGGAGTGTTTTCAACTCGGGAAGAGTAAGAAGGTCTAAATCCATCAAATGAACCAAAAACCTCCGCCGATCCTTTTTCTAAATAGCGAAAAGGACTTTTTGGGTGTAAATCAACAATGCTACGTTCAAAGCCCGGAGCTGAGAGCATAGCATTACCATTCTGCACTACATATTGAGTTCCTATGTAACTGGTGAGTTTTTCTAAATCAATTTTGGTAGAAACACCATTTGATTGAATATTACCTGCTACATGGATGCCCAACATTATATATCCCATTTCAGTCTGAGCAATCAATAAAGCGCCACAGTCTCCAACATCAGTTAAAGTTGTGGTGCGATAAGACCAATAATCATTGTCAAAATTTTCCAATGGAATATTAGATCTCTCAGATTGAATGTTTGAAACATCATTAATACAAATTGTTCCATCTTGCTTACGCGATAATAGGAATCCGTTGTTTTTGCAATGTTCCAATGGTTTTATAGGAAAATAATTCCTCAAGTCTTTACGCGGAGGTAAATGTGGTATTGTTAAAATTGCTATATCAGTCTTTTCAAATCTATTTAACATGGATGCTACAATACGACACGTTATTTTTGAAGTAACACCATCATTCTGCATATTCCAAATCACCGTAATGAATACTTCATCTTGAGATTCAAAATTCACCACACTGTGGTTATTAAATAAATATTGTTGTCCACAAAGAGCTATGCCTCTAAATTCACTTTTAATTTTCTTAGTACGGTTATCCATACAAAAATGAATGATATTGTTGGAAATAGAGGCAATAAAATCAGTCTTGGAAAGACCTTTAGAAGAAGTGCTCTGTCTTGAAATCTGATAATTTGATAAATGATAATTGTCTTGATAATAAATATCTCCTCGCTCGTTTTCGGTGCGTAAAGGTTTATAACCCTTATCAACACGAGCTTGTGCTACATAATCTTGATCGCATCTTCGGATATTGACAGAACCTTCCTCTCCACAACATGGATAGGTTAGGGGAGTTTCAATAGTGTCAGTGTCTTCTCCTTTGCTACCAGAAAAAGCGTAGGTATATGCCCACACTGATGCTTTTATAGTAGCTGCAAAAGTGGTTAAAAATAGAACAATCTGACCGAAATGGTAGATATAACCAATTCGTTTCTGAATTTTCTCTCCCAAAGATCCATACATTCTACGTAGTAAGTGTTGAGTTAATCTGGGACCAATAATATGGCAAAACCAAGAGTAAACTCTAAGGAGAAGATAATTTGGTAAAATAACTGATAATAAATACATCATAATAAAACTAAGTGCTAAACCAATATTCCAAGTGAAATAAGTCCAAATGGCTATACCAATACAAGATGTTACAGTGTAACTTTGTAATTGTAAGTCATCAGAACAAACACATAAATTTTTTGGTTTGAAACAGGTTTTGCAGATAGCTATATTTTTCAAAACTTGAGTTGATTCTCTCATAGCTTTCATATTCTTCTTGTGGATCATGGATTGTTGACCATACCATGCTAAGAATTCAGTAACTTCTGAGAACATTTGAACATCTTCGATAATTGCAGGAGCATCTACCCGCGTCCCATTAGGAACAACTTTACGTATAGTCCAATGCCAGTAGTTAGGATATTGACCCTCAACAACTGGTGGTGTTTTGTTAGAATCTAACATACCATCAGCATTTGTGTATTGTGGTTTCACAATTGGAACAATAATCCAGGGTAATCGTCTTTGAACAGCTCCTGGAGCAGAAAAATAAAAATGCGCGTTCAAATTTTCTGTGTTAGTAGTAGCGACAAGCCACTCACAGCGAAATGGAACACGACCTTTGTCTTCTAAGTGTGCCATATCTGGACACAAAGAGACTCCATTAATGATAGCAATCAATTCCATAACAGATGGATCACCTTGTGGCGCTGCTTTTGGGTTCATAAAAGCTGCATCATCAATAACTGCACCCCATTGGCTGGTTTTAAAACCATCCCAGAATTTAGCAACTGGGTTGCGAGTGTAGCAAAAAGAATCGTCAGTGTCTAAACCATGTAAGTTACCATAATAAGCAAATAGCATGCGCTTAATTGTTGTTTTACCGACACCAGAACCTCCACAAACTAAGACAGAAAATGGTGGATCACGATCAGCGCGAGCAGCTTTCAATGTAGTAACTTCACAACGCATCATTTTCATGGAATTTAAATTCTTCTTTATTTCAAACTTCTCTATTGAATTCATATCAGAAGAGAATTTACACATATTTTCTAGTTTTTCAATGGTGTCATCTAGGTCAGCTCTAAAAGAGCTTTCTGAAAAACCAAAAAGTTCCGGATTGTGCAAACAAGCATGTTGTTCACGCAATTTTGCTATATTGTCAAAAACTTTAGTATACTCAGACGATGAGTGAAATAAAGTTTGAAATGAACCTGTTAATAATATTTGACTCCCACGTTCACAAACGAACATGATAGTATCAATAATATCATACACCATATCACCGGAACTTCTATTTTGTTTAAGAATCGCTTCTTTCTCAAAATGTGTGTATCCTTGGGATTCAAACGTGTATCCAAAACTCTCAAAAAGAGATTGGGATAAACAATATAAATAAATCTTGTACATTCTTTTAAAGAATTGAGAATTCTTTATAGTTTTATAATTCGCAATGAATTCACGCATAGATTTAACTTTGATGTAAACAGTTTCTGCAGTAGAACTTTGAGTGAAAAACTCAGAAGTCACTGATTCTATAAATTTAGAAAATTTAATTTCAAGAAATCGTGAACTCAAACTTTTACCAGGGAGTCTGGACTTCATAAAAGCAGCAATAGCTGCCATGATTCGTCCATAGTCGATTTGTTGTTTAAATGAACAATACAGAGAATAGATGAGAATAATACAATCCTCTGCCAAAGAAATGTAATAATCCTTATCGTTTAAATTCACAAAATAATTTTTAACGATGTTAGCTACATCCTCATAACTTCGTGGTAAAGCTTGAATTTGAAGGTTTGACAAATCGTTAACTTCAGAGTCAGTGTCTGAATCATCAGTTTCAGAACCTTCAGTTAAACGTTCGTCAAGATGGTAACTACACAAATAATCTTCATACTCAACAGCATATTGTCGCATCCTAAATGGTAATGCTTCAAATTGTACTTGATTGAAAAAACTTATTTCTAAATACCCACGCGATAATAAATAACGCGCAGTGTTTCGACGAGACAAAGTTCCAGGAAGATAATTGTAAATAAAATTATCATCTAAAGGTCTCTCTATAAGAACACAAACCATAAAAAATATAGGTGGTTCTAATGTGCTATCATAGAAAGATGACCGAGCAAAATGCTCAGTGATATGATCACACAATTTATAAAGAATAAATGACATTTCGTCATCTAAATCTATATCTAATGTGCAACCACATGGTAGGGAGTAATATAATCCATTTCTTCGAGCAGACTCATAAGTGTTTATAATAGTCTGCCTTGGATCTGGAATAGCTAAAATAGCGTTTATTATAGCCCTTTGAGCATCATTAATAGTTAGAGGTTCAACCTGCTCATTAGTCGAACCGCCATTTAAACCAAC